GCGCGTCAGCCCGATCAGTTCCGAGCCAATCAAAAAGCCCTCCACCCCGCCCGCAGAACTGTCAAGTGCCGCATAATGCAGCACCATCCGGCGATAAGACCATTCCGTATCTGAACCAAAAAACGCCGAAATTTGCGCGGCAACAGCGCTTGTGCCATCCGGAGAACCCGCCTGCCCCGGTGCGGGGTCACAGGTAATCCGCCCCCGCCAGGGATAGGCCGGCTGGTTGGCGTTGCCGCTCCATGGGTCTTTCAGGCCATTATTGGCCGGAATATCCATCATCACAAAAGGATAGAGTGTCACTTTCAGGCCGCGACTGTGCAAATCCTGAATCGCCGCAACAATCGTATCGTCGGAAGGCGTGCCGCCATAGGCGGGTGCACCGTCCACCTGCGAAACAACACGCGCATTCCCCTCGCCTAAGCCCGCAACAGACCAGGCCGCGCCCATGGCGCCCGTATCACCCGACTCAACACGCGGCGCAATGGTGCATTGTTGCGCCCGTAAATCATCACCAAACCACGCCGTTACCAGCGATACATTCTGCACATTCGGGCAAATGGCCTGCAACGCATCCATAGAGGCGGTCCAGTCGGAGCTGGCCGCAAACTGATGCCGGTTGGCATTCACCGAAACACCATCGCTGGCCTGCGTTGTCACAGTGGCCATGGAATAGACAAATTCACCCGCGCCGGGAATAATGTTAATGGCCTTGACCATCTGTGCCAGGCCAGCAACCGGCTTGATCACCTCAAATGTGACCTGAGGAATGCGATTGCCAAAATCAGCGATCGGCATCTGTTCAAACACCACATAGGCAAGGCCGCGATAGGCGGGCGCATAATCCGCACCTTCCTTCGCCACAATCAGCGGATCCGCCGTCTGAGTTTCCGAGCCAGCATAAACGCGCATGGTCAGGGTGGTGAGGTCAATTTCTTTGCCATCCGCCCAGACACGGCGGATACAGGCAATCTCGCCCTCACAAATGCCCACTGCAAAATTGGCATAATAATTATAGGTTGTTGTGGTGGGGCCACCCTTGCCGCCGCTGGATTGTGTTGAGGTTTCGAGATAGCGGGTGGCCCAGATCATCTGCCCCCCCAGCCGCGCTTTGCCATAAAGGCGGGGAATATTCGCGCCCTCATTCGAGGTCAGCGATGGCATGGAGTTGAGTCTGGGCCCCTGTGTATTCTTGCCAAACAATTTGGCATCAATCAGTGATCCGGCGGCCGAGCCAATCATTTTGCCCAAGAGAAGCCCGACAGGCCCACCCAACACGCCGCCAATAGCCCCTCCGGCAGCGCCTAAAAGCATTGTAGCCATGCGAAATCTCTCTTATGTTTAGTTTATACGGATACGCTCAAGCGGAAATTCAAAAGCATAGGCCAACCGTCGCCGCCACCAGTCGGCAATGGCAACTTCAGCCACCTGCGCGCCGTCATGCGCGTGAATCATGGTTGCAGGTGAAGTCGCAATGGCCGCATGTTTGGCTGGAAGATCGTCACGCCAGCGAAAGAGCAGCACATCTCCAGCCGCAAATTCTGGCAAAGGCACCGGCTTAAAATAGCGAAATCCCGCTCCCGCCAGCCGCTCCTCACGAGTGGCTTCCGCCCAGTCCGGCGAATAAGCCGCCACTTTCTCGGGTTCAGGGCCTATACAGCTGCGCCAGACACCGCGCACCAGTCCAAGGCAATCACAGCCAACACCAAACAGTGACGCCTGATACTGATACGGTGTGCCAATCCAGCGCCGGGCCTCGGCAACAATATAATCGCGCGCCACTTGCGTCATGATTCACCTATATTCATGCTGCCCCCGTCCAGATTGGTATCGCTGGAGGACACATAGGAAAAAACGAGATCATTGCCGGGCATATGCGGAAAACCGCGAAAATTGGTCACATTGGCAAATTGCGTCCGGCAGGTATCAAAGGTTTTGTCGCATCCGGCCACCACGCTAAGAGCATCCCCAACGGCCAGTGGCGCCGCCAGCGGCATCCAGAGTTCGATTGTGTGGACACCATTGGCCAGAGTGTCGGATTTTATGGTGACCGTGCTGCCCGCATTGGCACCTGATGTGAATGTCAGCTTGCCGTTGGAAAACCACCCGCTGCTATATGCGGCCAGACTGGTGGTCAGAAGGGTTGCGCCATCCGTCGTCAGAATCGTGTCACTGGCCGTATAGGTTGCGCCCGCAAGCGATACGCCACATTTGGCATCCCCAAAATTAGCCGAGCAGGTCTTTTGAAAAATACGTCCGGTTTCCTGATCAAAAAGATGTGCAAGGCCGCGCATTTCCGCCATAAAAGCATATTCACCACGCTTGATCTGCCCAACAGACCCCAGATCCAGCAAAAGTGTTTGCGTAACATCGGCCCAGTTCACCAGCCAATATTCAATGGTGGCATTATCATATTTGCCATTGATCAGGTCATCGGCCAAAAGGCCGTCAGCCGTCAGCGCGCCATTAACCTCCATACCTCCGACAGACAAGCCAAGCGCATGGTCAATTTTGGTGCCGTCCAGCCCCGTATTGGCCAGATAGGTCACCCCGTTCACCATCAGGTCACAATCATGGTCGGTAAATCCCATAATCGTGCCATCCTGACGGATCACTTTCCAGCAATGGCAAAGGGTTGTTGCTCCGCCCGCAAAATGTGCGGCCAGATTGCTTGCAATTTTGCGCATGAAAGCTCCTTACGGCACGATTTCAATGATCGGAATTTTCGGAATTTGTCCGGCCTGAAATGTCGAATAATCGACATCGAGAAAATCGGTCTCGAACCGCACCGGCACGTCAAACATAAATCCGGCTGTTATGGCCGCGCCCGCAACCGGCGGAGACATAAAACTCACAAGGCCGGTCGCCGCATCGCAGGTAAAATCGGTGCCTCTGATCTTTTCAACACCATTCACCGCCACCCGCACTGTCCCATCCACCGGCTTGGAAATTATCCTCAGATAGGGATTAAAACTCTGTCCATAGATTTTTGTCAGCTGGAACAGGCTGGTTGTGCCATCACCTGTGCCAATCGCCTGATCCAGTGGAGAAACAGTTTGGCTTGGAGCGCAGGACTTATAATCGAGCTGGTCACGCCAGCGAAAACCATAAAGTTGCCCGCGCCTTTCCTCAAAAAAGCTCAGCACCACACTCAGGGCATCAAAAGTTTTAACACCATAGCCAGCCTCAAATTTGCGGCGCGAATTGACCCAGCGGGCATTTCTGACCTCACGATTGGAGCCCAGCGTCACAATATCCGTGCGACGCTCCGGCCCGCCCGAGGATTGCAACGAAATATCCAGCGGAAAACGGATTTCATGAAAAGCTGCCATCATTTCCTCCTCACAGGCTGCGCTGGCCGCGGTTGACCGCGCGCGCCAGAGTGGAACTCAGTTGCTGGTCAGACCGGCGGAAACTTTCGGCATCCGGCGTGGAAATATTCACAACAACATTGGCCCCGCCCGTTTGGCGGCTGGTGGCGAGCCCCAATGTGCCGTCGGGGCCGCGTGCGAGAGGCATAATCGCCTCGGCACCGCGCTCACCCATAACACCCAACCCACTCCCAGAGCCGAAAAAGGTGGGGGAGGAGACAATCCCGCCATCGGCATAAAGCGTAAACGGACTGAATGAAGAATCCGCCGATTGTGTTGAGGTTGGTGCCGATAGTCCTGAGAAAGCCTGAGAGAAAAAGGACTGTAAACTGTTGCCCGCCTGTTTTGCCACAGGCTTGAGCGCCACAGCCGCCATTTTACTCACCAGAGATGTCAAAACCTGATCAAAACTCTTCGCGCTGGACGAAGCTGATGAAAATGCGGAATTAAGCGCCGTTGATACACTTTGTGCAGAAAGATCAAGCGCGCTAAGAGTCGTCGTCATTGAGGCAACATCACTGGATAACCCAGACCCCGTGGTTGCTGTGATGGATGTGGTCGGAGAATGAAAATGGCTGGCCATGTAAAGTCCTTTAATCAGGGAAAGCAGAAATAAGCGTCTCAAGATCCGTTCTGGACAAATGACGACGAGTTTTGCCATACACGCCGTCACGCGCGGCAATCAGCTCACGCGGTGTCATCGCCCAAAACTCACGCGGGGGCAGCCGCAGAATGCCCAAGCCAAACGCCAGCGCTTCATCCCAAGGAAAAGGATTTCGGCTGATCGTTGTTAATGGCTTCAGGCGTTCTGCGGCACCGAGGGGTTTTGCAATTCATCCTTGGGCTTATCGCCGCCGAATGTTGCGGCCAGCAGGCTGGCAGCAATACGAATGAACCCTGGCACCCCATCGGGAACGGACATTTCAGCCACCTGATGATCGCTGATTGACACTCCGGCACCACGCAATCCTGCCCCCAGCAACCGGATAAGATCACGCGCCGACAATTCTGAAGTTTCGAAGCGCCGCACCAGCGCCACCAGATCATCCGCTTGAAACGCCTGTTCGAGCTCGGCAAGCGCGCCAAGCGTCAGGCACAGCGTATAGGTCGCACCGCTCAGTTCCGCACATATTTCACCGCGTCTTGCATTGGCCATAGGTCACCTCACAATGCGGTAAAGGTCAGCGCGCCAGCCGATTCCAGCGTAATTTCAAAGGTCAGCTCGGCATTGTAATCGCCGCGATAATCCAGCGCCGAAATCTGATACAACCCCTGAATCGTGCCAAAACCGGGGATGATAATCTGCCAGTTTTCCACCGTTCCATTGAAAAAGGCCTGCCTAATCAAAGCATCAGAAATCTGATCCTTGAACAGACCGCCCCCTGTCAGGCTGGAGCGGCGCACGCCGCCGCCCGCAAGCAGTTCGCGCCATTGCCCGATGGAATCGGCATCCGTGGCGTCAATGGTCTGGGCGTTCAGCGCCAGACGGCGGGTGCGAATTCCGGCCACAGTCACAAAATTGCCGGTGCCATCATCCAGCTTCAAAAGCATGTCTTTGCCACGCTGTGCAGTCATTTCAATCTCCTATGATGTGGGTTCGGTCACAGCGCGAAAGCGCAGAGAGGTGC